CTATATATATCTTAGCATACTATTCGGAACTTGTCAACCCTTTTGCAAGAAAAAAAGTATACCTTTTGGAACTTTTTTTCTTGACTATGAGTTATTTATGTGTTACAATGATTTTGAAAAGGAGGTTTGAATGTTATGAGTATAGGAACAAAAATATCAGAAATTCGCAAATCAAAAAAAATGAAAATAGAAACGTTATCGCAAAAATCTGGTGTTCCGATAAGTACCTTAAAAAAAATATTATCGGGAGTGACTAAAGACCCTCAAATAGATACTATAAAAGCTATCGCAAGAGCCTTAGAATGTACTCTCGAAGATTTTGATGACAATTCTAACTTAAAAAATTATTCAGCGGTAGAAAAAAAATTAGTATCCGATTACAGAAAACTTGATGACCACAGTAAAGAAGTTGTTCAAGTGGTTATAAGAAAAGAGTTAGAACGTAATATTCCAAACGAACCAAATTACGATAACATCATACCAATTAAAAAATACCAAGTACCATATTACGATATGCCAGTATCGGCGGGAACGGGCAACCCGTTGGACGAAGAATATCCTGAAAAGGTTGACCTAACAGAACAACCGCCAAAGGGTACAGATTTTATTGTCCGTGTATCGGGTGACAGTATGGAGCCGACATATCACGACGGCGATAAGTTATTCGTCAAAGAACAGCCAAGTATTGAAATCGGTGAAATCGGGATATTTGTTGTGGACGGTAACGCATATGTTAAGGAATTAGGTGTTGACAGATTAATTTCACATAATGAAAAATATTCCGATATAATCATTAATGAATATATCAGAAACGAATGTTGCGGTAAAGTTTTGGGTATTTGTGAAGAAACATTCTAAAATCGCATTAAAAACACAAAAAACGTAACAAAATGTATCAAAATCGTAATTAATTTATTAAAATAGTCGATTTTTAATAAATTACAAATAAAAAATCCTCTGCCTGTTGGAGCAGACAGAGGAAAAAGAATAAAGTGCATTTATACACAATATCCCAACAACAATGATATTGTAACATAAATGCACTCTATTTTCAATACAAAAAACGAAAAAAGGAGTGTTATTTATGGCTAAATATAAAAAACGTCCCGACGGACGTTATGCAACAAGTACGATTGTCGGATATACAGACGACGGCAAACCGAAACGTAAAACACTGTACGGTCGTACAATTATGGAACTGGACAAAAAGGTCGCCGAGTTCAAGAGCCTACAAAATAAGGGCATCATCATCAATGATGAGGGTATGACTGTAGAGCAATGGGGAATAAAGTGGCTAAAACTGTACAAATCAGCGAAAGAGTATAACACCTATGCAATGTATTTAAACGCCCTAAATTCGCACATTATACCCGAAATAGGCGGTATTCGTTTAAGTGCGTTGAAGTCACATCATATTCAAGAAATGTTAAATGACATTATCAGTGTCGGTCATTACCGAACTGCTGAAATCGTTAGACTGACGATAAAACAGATTATCCAACAAGCGATAATAAATGAATA